TTATTTGACCCCATTCCGTAGCGCTCACTTCTTAGGAGTTGCGTAACCGAATACGCCAGCGAGAATCGCCCATAGGATGGCGCGATAATCTACATCGAAATTAGATGCTGCCCATGCTGATAGGAATGCGCCAGCAGTAAGGATTAGTGGATTCTTCATATTCATTTGTTTCCGCCTAACATAGGGATGTTAAAGAGTGAGCCATTTGCTTTACTCTGTTTTTTATTGAATGAAACATGCATGTGCGCTTTGTGCGCATTTGCTCCCTTGTACGGACGCCATTTGAAGTTAAGGATTCTGGAACAAATGCGCCCATCGAATATGATGTATTTAATGCGATTATCTCCATTTCGCGCTGCGATACGAAGTTGATCTGCAAGATCACCCATGACGTCTGGTTTTGGCTTTCCGTATAAATCTCTGTCGATATCAATGGCGCATACCCAGCCTTCATCATCTGGTATGTGATCCGAGTTACCTCTAGCGAGATGGCGAGCATCTGCCACCCATCCATCGGAAGTTTTATCTCTGTCTGGATAGTTAGCATTAACCTGATCTCTAAGAGTTTCGGCTGCTTTAACTAACTTAGGCTTCATTATCCGAGAATAGTTTTTAGTTCATCTTCGGTTAAGCCGAGTCGAGCCAAAAGAGCAGCCTTGTCTGCTTCGGCTTTTGCCTTTGCTGCTTCAAATGCTGCCTGTTCTTTTGCTGCGTTAGCGCGTAACTTTTCTAATTCTTTTAGTTCCTTTTCGGTTAAAGGAATTTCTAGAATTTCGCCTGTTGTAACATTATGTTCCATTTTAAATTCATTCATTTTTATGCTCCGTATACTGTGTAAGAAGATGCGCCTTGAAAAGCCGTACCACTGCTTACAGTAGCCTCGATAGATGTAATTTGTGCGGCTGTTTTAAAAATGCCGCTTCCTGATACAAAAGTGCTAAAACCGCCTGAACCTGTAAAGCCAGCCGTCCATGCAAAATTTGTAAATCCAGCCGCTTTGCAATTTGTTAAAGTTAAAACATAAACAGAAATTGTATCGTTAGGCCCGCCATTCGTATTTCCTTGCATGCGAATTTCTGAGTTTGTTGTTCCAAATGTTGTCGTAGTGGCTGGCGTTGCTTGAGTGTTAAATGAGCCAGCCGCTTGTGCGTAAACGGCAGATGAGGAACCATTTAATCTAATTCTCAATTGACCATTAGAGGTTGCCCAGTTTACAGGTGCGAAAACCACTTGAATGTAATCCTGAGTTAATCCTGAAATAGTGACTGTCGTTCCCGACATTGTTGCAGTTGCCACTTGTGCAATGTTTAGGGTTGAAGATGGAGCGGCAGCCCAAGTTGGTACACCACCTGCAACTGTTAAAATTTGACCAGTTGAACCGATGCCTAAACGCGCAGGAGTAGATGCTCCACTTGCGTAGATTGTGTCTCCTGTTGTTGTAAGTAGCGAATCTGGAATCTGTGCATCGATTTGAGTTTTTAAGGTTGTATCAATAGACGAACCAAGTGTACGGATCGCTGCTGCACCATCTTTTACGAGGTCGCTATCCGATGGAGTCACCCAGTTATAGTTCGTAGTGTTCGGCATTCCTTCTCCTTTTTAGGCTACTATTGTAGCGTTAGTCCAGTCTAATAATGGGTTAATTGTAGTCCAGTTTTCTGTGGCTGGTACGTTTAACCACTTAAACGCTTGCAGACTGAACGCAATCGGCGAGACGTTTAAAGTTACTTGCAGTTTGTTAAATCCAGCGCTGAATGTCCAGCCCTCTACGAACCCTTGAAATCTGCCGCCAGTCATATTTGCTGGTAAATCGATGATATCTACTGGCAACCCCATGAAGATTCCTAGCAGCGTATCCCGATCTGAGTTATCAATCTCTGGATTCGTAAGTTCAAAAGTAATAGATTTAAATAGGCTTTGCGGATAGGCGCGTAAGGCTAAATAGAAGTTCGCCTGTGCTGTGGCATCTACGCCATTTTCGATGCTTGTAAGAATGTTTTGAGCCTGAGTTCCATATAATGCTTGGCTTGCTACATCTTCGGCTGTGTGTTGATCTCCGTTTTTATAGGTGATTGTTACTTTGTTGCGAATGTCTCCAATGCGGCGAGATGTGGCAATTCCTCTAGATAAGGCATGATTTCCAGATAGTTCTGTATACCCATTTATAGCAAGATATTCGCTTCTATGGGTCGAATCTGCATACCCGATTCTGCCCTGCGCATCCTCATAAATATAACCTGCGCCCGATGTGGCAAGTGATGCAACCAATGAATAAACATCTGTAACGTCAGATGCTCGCGCTGTTAGTTCATAATCGCCTGGCTGATCTATTTCACCGAGTCCAGAATTCTGTGCATTTGCCCATGTCTCTGTGGCGTTGTAAGTTGCCCATGTTGTAGCCGCTGGAACTTCATTCCATGTATTAAATAAGATTCCACTAAGAATTGAATAAATCTGATTGCCATCAAAATCTTTAGATAGCACGCCTTCAGTTAAGACTTTAGGCAATTTTGAAAGAGCGCCGAGTGCTGTAATGCTGAAACTTTGCACGATTGCATTAGATCCGCTAGTGCGAACGCTCTGGTTAATGTCTGTAACATAACCGCCGAATATAGGCTTAAACGTATTTGTTGAGTCTTTGACCTGTAATGCAAAAGAATCGTTAATCTCGATATTTACTGCGCTTTGATCTGTGTTGATGATTTCGACGGTGCAGTACCCAGAAATAGGCTGCTGGTAGATATCAGTACGCCCAGATGTAATGGTTAGATTGGCAAGGGTAACGGTTTCATAAGTACCGCCATCTATCGATAGTTGCCAGACTGGATTCCAAGCCGTCATGGAAGATAGTTAAACTTTCCAGCGCCGATTGTGCCACGCGCTGCTGAGTCATTCATAATCTCGACTACTTGTCTAGAGACTGATTCTGTGTCGATTGCTCCAGTAACAGTTACGCTGTAATTATTAACCGTTGTAGGTTTTGATTGGAACGCAGCGCTACCAGTTAAGGAATTTGCTTGTGCCTCTAATACTCTAAATTCTTTAGTTAATTGATCTAATTGAGCGGCTCCAGCCTTTTTGCTGATTCCGCCAGTTTCAACCAAAAATGTTAAATCTGTAAACTTATCCTGAATGTTTGTTAGGCGATCAACTAGATTTTTTGCGCTTGTAGCACCAGTTACACCAGAAGATGCACCTGTTCCACCACCGCCGCCTGTACCAGCCCCAGAACCGCTTCCAGAGCCGCCAGAGAACCCACCAGAGCCACCTGCTCCACCGCCAGCGCCGCCACCTGTTCCACCGCGTGAAATTGCGCTAGGAGTTCCGCTTGTTGCAAATCCACCGCCCATAGATCCAGCAGTTGCAGGATTGCCCCATGCGCTAAATGCTGTTCCCTTAATGCTGTTAATCTTTTGAATGCCAGCACCGAATAGGTTAAGGAATGAAATAACCTGATTAGCCATTTCAATAATAAAACTGATTAATTCTTTAATGATCGTAACTACAACGTTAGCAGTATCAGCAAGGAACTTTAGGGCTGTTACGAAGCCTTGAATGCTTGATTGACCATCTGTTGAAAATGTAGCGGCTAAACTTGCAACGCTCTTAGCAACGCTTCTAAATGCTTCTCCAGCGTAATAGGCTTTTTTGCCAGTTTCATCTAAACCTTCAACAGCGCCTTCGTTGCCAGTTAAGCCATAAACGAATGCTTCAAATGTTGGAATAACGCTATTGTTGAAAAATGCCACTACCTTTAAAACTGTTGGTAATAATGCTTCGCCGAGCATTGCTTTAGTGTTTTCAATTTGTGCAGTAAGAATTCTCTGTTGGTTAGCCAAGCCGTCAGATGTGCGAGCGAAATCGCCTTGTGCATCTGAAGTCTGCTTTAAGATTACTTGCTGGGCTGCTAATACTTTTTGTTGAGCAGATAACGCGCCTGTGCCGTTATAGATGCCCATATTCATGGCTTCTTGCTTTAGCGTTGCATCATTGAGCAATACGCCATAAGCGCGAATAGGTTCAGATTCACCACGAAGCGCAGCGCCGATTGCATTGATCGCTTGCTCTGGGCTTGTGTTATAGAACGATGCTAAGTCTGCTGAAAGAGTTGTAAGATCTGTTGAGAATGCAACTAATTCATCTCCTGCAAGTCCAGCAGACTTTCCGAATGTGGCAAATGTTGCAGCCGCATCCATTGCCTGTTGTCTGGTTTGACCTAATTGTGTTGCAGCAGTTGAAGCAAATTTAGTAATTGCGGCAGATGATTCGCCGAAAATAACGTTTACTTTAGATTGAGTTTCAGCAAGATTAGATGCAGCCTTAACGCCATCAATTCCGATTTTGATAGCCATTGCGCCTGCGGCTGCTGCGGCTGCTGCTAGAGCAACTCCAACCTTCTTGCCGACTGCCGCCATCTTATCGCCGAAGCCGTCGACATCTTTTGCGCCTTTTTCGAGATTCTTATTAAAGTCGCTTATATCCGCTAGGAGTTTAAGGGTTAATGCTCTTACACCTGTAGCCATTATCCCCACTCTTTCAAAATATTATCGAATGCTGAAGTCCATTGAGCAAGAATGTATGGCTGTTCTTTGCGTAATGTTGGATAAATAAACCAACCGCGAGAGCCGCGACCTTGCTTACCTGACCAAATTGGAAACTGCTTATATTTGTTAGATCCGAATTCCGAGCCACCCCATAGAGTTTTAGTGGATGCTCCACCGCTAAACTTTTGAGATGCAAATCCGTAAGTAATTTCGCCTATCTTTGAAGACTTCTTAACGCTTGAACCTTCGGCAATTCGACTGGCAACAGTCCGAGAATAAAGACTATGTGCCGAGTCGATTACCTTTCCACGAACATAATCAGATAAAGCGCCCGATTCGCGTTTAGCGGCTTCGGTTGCCCCTTCTTCCATATTCTTAAGAGCCTTTAGCACGCCGCGAAGTTCGGCTTTATTTAAGCCTACTTCATCATCCGCCACTTTGTCGCTCCTTTAATATTTCAAATGCTGTTAATACGTCTTCTGCCGTTTCCCACTCTTTCATCGGAATTCCAGTCTCTAATGCAAGAGTTACTAGGATCCGATTTATGCTTCCATGTTCGTGGCTTTTGGGCTATCTATGTCTCCAACAGTTACGTTAGAAACGTTTTCCATCCAGATTTCGAACCCTTTAATTGGCTTGCCACCTGACTGGCGCTTCATTGAGTTGTAAGCCAAGAACATTAGATCCCACATTCCTATGGAGTCTTGCGCTTGGCTAATCGTCTTA